TTTGTGGGATTTGCAATCTTTTCGACTTCTTTCATAAGTGAGTCGAAGTTGCCACGGTTCTTACGGAGTTCCGAGAGAGAATTAAAAGACATATTTGTATTCCTTACTTTGCGTTATATTGCGTTGTATTGCGTTAATATTTGCGTTGTGTATCATAATCATCATAGTCATCGAAATCTTCTTCTTGACTACCAGAGTATTTATACAGGTTTTTGCGGTGCTTACTGGATTTGTCCACACCTTTACGAACTTCTTTGACACGAGGTTCGTAATCGAAGTCTCTACGCTTAGAATGACTCATTTAACAGACCACTTGGCCTTTCTCCTTGATCCATAGTTGAGAGAATTTGTCTTTATCAAACTTGACAAAGACGCGGTACTTTGTTATCAAACGAGATACATCTTTCCATATAAAATCATTTGCTAACACAGTATTATTACTATACACGAAATTAAACAATTTGTCAAGAATAATTAGGGTTTCAAGACTAATTTTTTTACCAAGGTATAGTTTTAATGCTAAGGGATGTTGACCATCACTAATCAATGGATCAACATTTGCTTTTTCGGCCTCTAACATAAGTGTAGAGATATCTTGCGTGAACAGATATGTCAACTTCTCTTTTCTAGCCTTCCAGTCCCGATATACGTCATCACTTTCGGCATCAAATAAACCATTATGTCCATTGACAAAGTTAGCAACGAAATAATCTACCATCTCAGTAAAGGTAAATCGTTTGGCCAGCTTGCGAAACAATAGAACATCCTTACGTTTAAGAAATGTTTCTCTCTTACACCTGACACCCGATTTCGTTTTTGTGATATCGTAATCATCAGAAGTAAAATGAAGTTTGAGTGACATGTAGACACGATAAACTTCGAAAGAGTCCATTAGAAGGGTAGCTTTCCATCCTTGCGCTTCAACATATTTAGTTCTTCTGCTTCCGCACGAATCTTTTCCTTAAGTGAAGTTGTCAATAGAACCGATGCCGATTCCATTTCAATATCATTCTTCACGCAATAATCAACTAGCAAGTCCATACACGGTAGACCTGTTGTCGATGCTTGCTTCTCAATAAATTGAGAAAACTCAGTAGAAGTTCTAAACTTCTTCGTAATCAGAAATTCGTTGCTGACTTCATCTACCACTTGAAAATCCTCGACCATAAAATTGTGTTCCACTCATTTCATTTTTATCAAAAAGATACCAACAAGCATTGTCCTTGCCAGTAAACTTACTATCTTCAATCCACTTTACTCTACCTATGGCCACAACCTTACTACAATATTGTAGATAGGGTATTGCTTGTTTAGTATGCATCCAATCAGCATCAAAGAGAAGCCATGTAGGACGAATACTAGCAAACCTGTCAATCAATGGATGAAGTATCCATCGCGACCAAGGCGGATTAGTTATAATATAGCTGGTATTTGCGGGAATGTCAACAGTTAATGCATCATATTTTTCAATAGACGGGTCTTTAGGATCAATATCAGAAACCAAAGTAGCTACTGCATTACTATCTGTTAAGGTGTCGATATGCCTACAGAGTCTACCATCGCCAGCACAAGGCTCAGCGAAGGTAAACTCCGAGGGAAGAAAGGGTAAGAGAGGCTTTACTGCATCCAACGGAGTCGGATAGAAGTCGTTCTTACGATGTTCAAAGTTACTTCTCTTACCCATTCTTTATCCTGCATAAAATATATGATCACCAATTTTAGCTACTCTACGAAGATTCCAACCTGGACTTACATAGTCGGCATGATAGAATAGAACATTTTTTCCTAATACGCCATGATTAGCCCCAGCGAACAATACCTTCTCAGCAACTTTCTTTGACTCAGCATATTGTTGCGCACTGCGGACACTCTTCTTTCCTTCGCATACCCATGAGAACTGACACACACGTTTTGTTCTCTGGTATACAACGGAGCATACGGATTTAGGAAACTTGGGGCTATTTACCCTATTGATAGTGACCGCAGCGACCGCCAATTTACCTCTGGTCGACTGATTACCAGCCTCATAGTAAATGTTATCTGCTAGGCACTTCAATTCTCTGTTGTTTGCCAGACGAATATTTTGTGTCTGGATTCTTTGTTGTGTTACTTTACGTTGTTGTTCTTGGGCATCATCTTTGATGTCCTGGATTACTTCTCCAACGCCGAGGGAATATTCCCTTGCTTCTCTTTCGATGGCAGTTTCAGCATATGAATTAATTCCATATAAACTATAACTTAATAGTGTAATAATCGAAAGAAACTTGAAAAACTTCTTATTAAAGGAAGTCATCTTATTTCCATTTAGTTGTTATACTTGAGAGGGTATTAACCAGTGACTCCCCACACTGATTGTCCGAAGACAAAAAATAACCCACTGTGCTTGCTGGTGTCAGGTCGCACAATGGGTCATACAACTATTTAGCATCCGTAGGTTCTTAGTTCACTCATTTCATCGTATATACAGAACAGGCGATAGTTTTATTCTGTTTCGAGGGAAAACTATCAAAAACCCAATGAGATTATGCGGCTAGCGCATATCCTGCAAAGGCAACGTTATCGTTTGCATTTACGTTTAGTGGCACTTTGCCAAGCAATCAGTCTCGAACCGCCCTATTACACGAAAATCGAATTCCATGGTCACCCCCATCAACTACTGTGAGTTATCGATTTTCACGATCCGATCGTAAATCGCTACTCTTCTTTCCCCTCACAGTAGATGGTGGAGGTGCGGGGAGTCGAACCCCGGTCTTTCCGCCTTTATTGTTGATTGTCAACAACTGATAATCTATTTATATACTAGTTTGCTTTGGAAGTCAACCGTTTTATAGATTAAAATTGATACTTTCTCCGCAACCGCAACTGCTTGATGCGAGAGGTGCTTGTATTTCGATGACGCTACCGATAATATCAACTTTCTTATTCACGGTGCTGCCAATGAGATATAATTCAGACGGCCTATCTAACCAGAAGGTCCAATCATCATACTCCTGTGGAAAATCATCTTCTACAAGTTCGTCGGCACTCTTTACCAAATCCCACTTGTAACTGAACCCAGCACAGCCGCCACCTGCAAGAGATAGTCGGACACCTAATGCGTTGTTTGAAACGGAGACATTACGAAAATGCTCAAGCGCAGATTCCGTAAACTGTATGCGGTCTTTTATCATCAAACTATTTATCACGACTCGCTTCGAATAAGTCACGGGTTTCGATAAGTTTTTTAGCCCAGTTGTCACGCTTTTCTATGAATACCTGAGGCTCGTCGCCGTCTACGGCAATCAAGATAACAAGAAAGGGAACAGGAATACCAGTTCGTTCTTCATACATGATTGCATATGCAGTGGTCTGCATAAAGTAGGAACTGATATATTCCTTCTTCTTGGGCCGATTAGAAGTCTTAAAGTCGATTACGGCGCGAATACCATTGTATTCTCCGATACAGTCAACGCGACCAGCCATACGCAGGAAGTCGCTGTATAATGCCAACTCTTGGCAGTGAATGTTATCGATAGGTTCAAGAATTGACTTAAACTTAGTAAACATTTCCTTGTCGAGCAAGGACGCTTTCACGCTATCAAAATCGACTTCTTCATTCTTTAGATATGCTTCGGTAAGTGTGTGTATTTTAGTACCACGAGTAGAAGCCTGCTTAGAAATGCGGTCGGCTTCTTCTTCACCAACGCGCTCACGCCACTTGTTGATGCCATCTTTATTCAGAACACCGAGAACGGTGGTAGCAGAGGGATAACCAACACCTGAGGCATTGACATAAACTCTGCTACCATCTTCTCTTGTTTCATCCTGGGCGAAATCGGTATAATCATAGATCGTTTTAAACATATACTCTTATAACATGATTCACATAGTTTGTCAAGTCTTTTATGCGTATCTCTCCTCATATTCTAGTCTGGCCAGAATATATTCTTTAACCAATTTGGACCTTACTATATCATGAACAGAAAACTCTACAGTTTTGAACGAAGGCATTAGTTCGGCGATAGCGATGAACTTTTGAAGTCCAGACATATCGGTCTTTTTATATAGATCAGTCTGTCGGAAATCTCCGCAGAATATGATCTTTGAGTTTCTGCCAATTCTGGTCATAATTGAATTTAATTCCATATCCGTCATATTCTGACATTCATCAACAATGACGATGGAATTATCTAGAGTGATACCACGAACAAATGAAGTGATCATAAAGTTCACTGACTTTTGTTCTTGCAATCGCTGAAATGGCTGGATGTGATTAAACAAATCCTCGCAGATTTCTACATAAGGTAACTGATAAACTTCTGTCTTTTCTTTTTCGTCACCGGGTAGGTGACCAATTTCTCTTGATGGAACAGCAGAGCGGACTATTACTACTCGCTCAAATACTGTTTCTGGATCTAGTGCTTCTTCTAGTGCTTTAAAAAGCGCGATGTATGTTTTCCCTGTTCCTGCTACACCGTGAAGTAATATTGCTGCGGACTGTTGATTATAAAGTTCAAAAAATTGTCTCTGATTAAAGGTTTTTGGTTGAATATTTTTTAGGTCTTCGTATTTTACTTTGCATAGCTTACTCTTCTCTAGGGTTACGGGCGAGTCATTATTTGAGACAACTTGTAAGGCGTTTTGTTTTCTTCTTGACATAACAGTCCTTTGAGGTTTGAGGTTGATACAAAAAAGGCGACACTGCAATAGCAGAGTCGCCTAGTGCCGAGGGAGGCACGATGGATTCGGGAAGAGAAATCGGTATTACTGTCTTCATGTAGTTATTTATTGAGTTGCGTCTCTCCACCACTCAGGAATTTCACGATTTTTCCATTTTGCCATATTATTTTTTGCACCAACATAATAGTTACGATAAGACTGTAGAGAATCGCCTTGTACCTTATATTCGTCAGGCATAGCAGGTGTCGGTTGTGTTAGATGACTTACAGGAATATTTTTTGGGGGCTTGCGAAGAAAATAAACTAGCCGGTCAGTGGCATGGATTTTACCATAGCGATGAGTGTATTCTGTAAGAAGAGACTGGAATAGACACATAAGCCAGTTATAATTATTGTTAGACTGACGAACCCAGATAGCACTGGGATGATTGATATGCGTTGCTTTGTAAAGAACTGTTTCAAGGGTGTTATCTTCCATACGCCAACGCTTGATTGAACGGCCATTAGCAGTTTTATCTAGGTATTGTTCGCCGTCAATTACACGGTGAGCGGTAGATAACAATTGTGCATATTCTAGGATCATCTTAACGACATGCTTGTCATTATGATATTCGGCACATTTGGAAACGTCACGATCCAAATAAAAGATATTCATGATATATTAACTTTCTTCGATAGATTCACGTATGCAGCGTATATGCTCTTTTGCTACATTTGATATTATATCAGATTCCCTCGCAATGTCAAGACATTCTATAACTTCAATTGGGTCCATTTCTAATAAATCGTCCATCATGTTTCTTTCTGGTGTAACTCCGAAAGCATTGACGCAAAATAAAACAAGCTCCACGTCGGCATCCGTATACAACGGTATGCGATAACGTCTAGGTTCCTTACGAAACTTGTCTGGAAACTTTAGAATATTATCAGTCATGCTAATATTTATTAGGAAAAGACTTTTACCGCATATTTTGCTTCAAAATCATCCGCATCCTTAAAGTTATTTACCATTGGCATCCCCTTGATATTGAGACTTGTATTCAATAGCATTGGACAGCCGGTTTCTTCATACCATCTACTAAGAAGGTCATACAGACCAGAGTGTTGCTCTTTTGTCACAGTTTGGACACGACTTGTACCATCAGCATGGACAATAGCAGGAAACAAATCAGGATATTTACATCTTGAAGTATATTGCATATAAGGGGAGTCTTCCCATGACATCTCAAAATAGTCTCTCGCATGTTCTGCCAGAATGACTGGAGCGAATGGGCGAAATTTTTGCCGCTTTTTAATGGCATTTACTTTATCCTTAATATCATGGCCTCTTGGATCAGCTAGAAGGCTGCGATTACCTAATGCTCTAGGACCAAATTCAGCTTGACCATTTGCAACTCCTACTATACTAGCCTTATGCAATTCTGTCAAGAGTTTTTCTACTGGATATTCTCCTCCCATATCTGCGCCTAGATATGGACCCTTCCAGTTCAATTTTTGTCTGTTGTTAGCTGCAATCGCTCCCAGAGAACTACCTGCATCACCAGGATTTGGCATAATCCATACATTCTCAAAATACTTCCGTGCAATATGATTTGCAGAACAGTTTAACGCACATCCGCCCATAAGAACGAGATTGTCTTGCGATGCATCCTTCATCTTTGCTCGTATCAGAAGTTTTTCGAATTCTTCTTCATAGACTTTTTGAGTCGCCGCCGCAACACTATAAATGTCCAGGTCGCCGTCATCGGGCCGCCACCATCGACATCCACGATGCAGGTTCTCTGATTTCCAAAGATTCCTTACTTCATCATAATACTTTTCAGGATCACCATATGCTACCATTCCCATTAAGATATATTCGTCTTCGTTTGCTTTTAAACCAATGCGATCTGTCATGGCAGAATAAAATAGACCCAACGATTTCGGATAATCCATGGACCATTTCTTTTTCAATTTACTACCAGAACATTTCCAGATTGACGCAGTATCGAATTCACCGATAGCATCGATAACAAGAGCGGTCGCATCATCATATGGCGAAGTATAGAAGCCAGCCGCGGCATGAGATTCGTGGTGAAACGCAAACTCTACTGGAATATCTTTTAGACCAAAATGTTCCAGATATTGTCCAACACTAAATCGGATCAATCCCTGGCCAGCTAATAGTCTTCTCATTGCTCTAAGTTTTGGCTTTTCATACCAGTGTATCTTGTTTGGTTTACCAAACTTCAAAGCAGCATCAATCAAATCAACATTTAAGTCTTTATCATTCTTGATGCCGGAATATCTTTCCGCATGTGAGGCGAAGAGAATTTTATTTCCATCAACTACTGTCAAAGACGCATCATGCGCACCAGCCGAAATTCCCCATTCAATCATAAATGAAAGGATCCATTTTACGCAATTCTTTAATTCGTTTTAAATGCTTTCTTTTAGCAAAATATGAATTAATCTTTTTTATTAGTAATTTTAACATAAAGTTTCTCCGCAAAGTATTCGTGAGCATTCTCGGTTGGGTGCTTAAACCCACACATCGGTTCGGTATCTTCACGGGCGTGCATACAATCAAACAAAGATAGATCCGAATCTACACTACAATCTAGTATCTCTTGAAACATTTTCTCGAATGTCAGTAAATATTGCCAATCAAAATATATATCTGCAAATATATTACCATGCTTTGATTGCGGATCATTATAAAAGAGAAGGTGTTTCGGAGGGACTGGTTGCAGATAAAAATCAAAATTGTTTACAATACAAAAATTCTTAAAATTTTGTAGTGCAGACAGATAAGTCTGCATAACTTTATAGTCATTATAATGCATATCACTATCTATAAAATCATGGTCACTAATGACCCTAGAAAGTGCTGCGCCTATTTTTTCTGGTGAGAAACACACGTATCTATGTGGCGTTGTTATTCCCAAAAAGATCAAATCTGTTTCGGGATTTATTTTTTGAGTATAATGTCCTCTGAATAAATCTAAAACCATATGGTCTACTGCGCTTCCAGGTATAGCGTAATTAACATGCTCTAAACCCAGTTTATCTGCTAATTTGGCAGCATAAGATCGTTTAGAACAGACATTCACGTATTCTCCGAGTGTCATATTGCCTTCACGAGCAACATAGCATTCAAACTCCGGCATTGGTTTTTTATCAGCAAGCCACTGATGTTTTATTTTATTACATTCATTAAAACTAATACCGAGTATTTCATGGTCTATTAATTCTGCTCCGGAAGTAAACGAACATCCAAAGGAAATTAATCTTGTTTTTCCGTTATATTTCATTTTCTATGATCGCTTGGCATTGGTCTAGGATTTTCTATTTCTTTTCCACTCAAAAATGAGTATAGACTGTTTCGTAAATCGACGCATTGTTTTCGCATCTTACTGTTTTCGGGTAAAGAAGGTATTTCACTATCATATAATGCAATTACTTCTTCAAGTTCTGAATGAGACATATTATGACATGCCATGTGGTCGGGATAATACAAGTAGTTGAAATTTAGTGGTTCTGAATTAGTAAATTTTACATACTGATTTAATATCTTGTAGAGAGTAATTGGGTCTCTTACGTTCATTTTACTTACTGTCATGACGATAGAAACATTTGATGTGTTTATATCAAATTCCTTAGAAATGATTTCTTCTTGACAATATTTTAGGTTATCTAAAACTTGATCCCACTTAGCACCCACTCTAAGTTCTTCAAACTTATCACCATAAGAATCTATACTAAAGGATAAAATAATTCCTTTGAATTTTTTCCAAATATCAATTTCTTTTCTGGTGGGTCTTTGCGTTCCATTCGTATTATATAACAATATTGTTTTTTCTGGATTTGATAGCTGATCCAACCATTCAAAGTGTGTCTTGTTCATCAAAGGTTCGCCGCCTGCGATATCAATTCTAAAATAGCCATTGTCACCGGGATTTAATTTTTTATACTGCTCCACATCATAAGACCAAGCAATCTCTTCGTTGAGTCTGTCATATGTTTTTCTATCCAATTTTCCTATGCGCAACAGTTCTGTTGCTATCGAGGTGGAACACGCAGGAGTGCAAATTGTGCATCGAAGATTACACAATCTTCCGGTTTTTAACTGTAAATATTCGAGAGAAACTTGCTCAGGAGGTGTTTGAATTGTTCCATTATGTAACATCCACATATCTTGTGTTCGTTTACTATCTCTTCCTTCTTCTTCTGCAAATTTACATTGATTACATCCACTCGGCCAAATACCTTGTGATAGTTGATCGCGATATTCTTGAAATTCTTCTTGTAGAATACTCTCCGCATGTTCTATATCTACAAGTTTACTTTTTTTATCTTCTCTATGGATAAAAAGACAGCATGGTGTTAGGTAACCATCGGTATCAACATGCACCGATTTCCACATAGACGGACAATAAATTTTAGTTTCGCTCATATTGACAAATACCAATCTCTTACCTCTGGGTCAATAATTGCAGTTAGACTCTCAAAGGTGTGTTTTCCTAGAAGAAACTTTTCTCTATATTGCCAGTTTTTCTTCAACAGTTTTAAAATTTTCGTATCAGAATAAATTCGGTTATTACTTTTATCCAATTTATAAGATTTTAA